CATGAAGCAAAGACTAGTTTCCTAGCTTTGATTCGTATTACTTATTCTGTAATGGAGTAGGTATATGAGCCTTAGTTAGCCTTAAGCAAAGGAAAGTTTCCTCATAACTCCGGAAATCGATCCTAGGTTAAAAGTCCTTTGATTGGAGCCGGTGTCGGCTAACACCGATAATTGAGATAACACGCAGTAGCGTGCGGAAACTTACGAGGCATCTTAGAAGCGTCGATACCAAGCAGGATTTCCTTTCTGATAGTAAAGAGAGGAAGCTAGTAGAAATACTGGTAAATCAGGCAGTAGGGATCGAAATCGAAAGATGGAGATAACCCCTGTCTGAGGGGTCTTGTGCGATTCGAAGTGTTGTCTAAGACAACCTCGAGCGTGACGAGCGCAGCTTTCCAAGCGACCTGCAGTCCTATTCCCTTAAAGGGTCTAAAGGAAACTGAAGGGATAGAGCCTCCTTAGGAAACTAAGGAGTCTTTCTAATCACTATTTAATAAATAATGAGCAGAAATATGAACCAAAAGTTTAACAAACTAGAGGCTCACTCTATCTGGTCTAGCGCTGTAAAAAGCGCTAAGCGATTGGCGGGACGACTAGTGATAGTCGCACCGTTACTCGCAGGCTCGCGTTCTCTTGGTTGGGTTAAGGCCACGTTTGTATTCGTGCGTACCCTGTTTGTTATTGTACGGAAACAAGGTTACCGAGGTGCGGCTCAACGGTTGAAGAGTGAGAAACTTCTCCTAGAGAAGTGGCTCGCTCGAGACTTTGGGACCGTACCTCAGGACCTTGGACCTGCGATAGCGCGGACTCGTTCGGGAATCCCGAGATCGATTCCGGCCCATCACAGAAAGCGGATCAAAAGTGGTGACAAGGGTGCCATCCGATTGTGGTTAGGACTCTTTACTTTGTATCGAGTTCTGCCATTTAAGGGGAAGCACTCTATAGCTACGATTGTGAAGCCGGGTGTTGCTCCACGGCCAGGACTGGCAAAAGAGTGGAAAGGGTTTTGTTACCTTTTCTGGTCTGAGTTAGGAATGTTCCATGGGGTGACTCCGCTGCGTACGGGAAAGACCCCAAAAGGGTCTAGTTTCTTCCCTACGTTGGCGGCGGTGATGGTTCCGTTGTTGAAATCGGGCCCTAATACCGCGTGGGCGTGGACGGCTGGCGATCCTACGAATTGTTTTAACAGTTCTAGGTATTTCGTCGATCTCGCCATCTGGCGGGTCGAGACATCGTATTGGCGTAAAGTCATAGAGATGTGTCAGTTAACTGGGTCGGAACACCTGGTGAAAGGAGATCACGCACCTTTGGTGTATAATCTTTCCACTTCGGAAGGTCTAGGTGATATACGCGGACCCGTTGGGTCAACGTGGATTACCAAAGACGGGAAGAGGGTGAGAGAGGTTTTCCCTGGTGAGCAACCGGGGGCTCCTAGACCACAGCTTGGTGGATTAGGCCGTCTTGCGACGAAGGCGGAACCTGGAAAGGTTCGCGTGTTTGCGATGGTTGATAGTCTCACGCAGTGGGTGTTGCGTCCGCTTCACCTGTATCTGTTTAATTCGGTCTTGAAAAAGATTCCTCAAGATGGTCTGTATGATCAAATTGCCCCAGCCAAGAGATTGGTGAAGGTGATGCGGTCAAAAGGGCTGTCAAGAGTGTATTCTTTTGATCTATCGTCTGCGACAGATAGACTGCCTGTGTGGCTTCAAGAAGATCTACTTGGAGTCATGACATCGCTCAGAATGGGGAGTCTCTGGAGGTGGTTTATGACGGAACGATGGTTTCGCCTTCCGCCCGCGTTAGCGAATGCTTCGGCAGGACCTGGCAAAGGCAAAAAGGTGAAGCTTGTCAAGTACGCTGTAGGTCAACCAATGGGGGCTTACTCGTCCTGGGCCATGTTAGCTATCACACACCATTGTATAATACAACTGTGTGCGCGCCGTGCAGGCGTGACGGGTTGGTTTGACTTATATGCCATACTTGGGGACGATATTGTGATTGGTCATCCCAATGTCGCCCGTGAGTATAAGGTCTTCATGGAGAAGATCGGCGTTGGTATCAACAGTAGCAAGTCCATCATCGGACGGGACCTGACGTTTGAGTTTGCCAAGCGTTTCTTCTGGCACGGAGAGGATATAACTCCTCTTCCTCTGTCGGGATTGGCGCCTGGTTGGCTCGCGTTGAGCTCCGTTCCGGAGATTGCGGCGAACCTAGCTGCTCGAGGTATCTCTGTCAGTTTGTTCTCCCTGGGGATCTTTATAGGGTTAGGGTTCAAGGCGGCGTCTGGATTAGACGGGAAACCGTTGAAAAAGATGTCGTCTCGGGCTCGAGCCTTATGGTTAATGTTATCTGCACCCGGTGGTCCTTTTGGCGTGTCGGATTTCCCCACGTGGATGTGCCAAACCCGAAAGGGTGAGGTACGTTCGCCGAGGGTAGATCAGATTACCCCATGGGTCCAAAGTTTGAAATCGCGTGTTGCGAAGTATCAGCTGGACTTCCTTATTCAACGTGCTAAGCGCGCCCTCAAGGCGTACGAACCCGTTGGAGAAGGGAAGTTTGGTTATGAAGAAGCGATACGTTGGTGGAGAGCAGAGGTCCGCAAGGTGATCTTAGATCCGATGCGTGAAAAGATTGCTGATGTGCAGTTAGCGCTAGTTGAGCTAGCCCACCTTAAAGGAACAGATTGGCAAGGACTGTTGTCGATCTATCAGAAGTTACAGGAAATGGAGGATCTCTTTGCTCTCTTGCCCGGACAGTTGAAGCCTAAGCGACGTCAAGTCGCGAATCTTTTACCTGCACGGGTACGGGAGTGGAAGAAAATCCAAAAGATCTTGGAAGCTTCTGATGCCCCATCGAATGAGAAGTAGTTCGGTGTGGTGGCC